TACCATTTTCTGGTTTGGCATCGTCAATGATTACATGATAGTATAATCTACCATCTACATACCAACGTCTAAAGATGTCGTAACTATGCGTATGCATCTCAAACAATTGAAGGATAGATTTAAATTCTTGAATGATGACGTTCTTAATATTATCAGAAAGATCTGTCTTATCAAGGTTTAGTTCTATGACGTCGACGTCAGTATCGATGATAATGGCTTCATTGACAATATCATCGATAGCTGAGTCAAGTTCTGCATGCAGAGACATCTCACGATACTTCGTGACGAGTTCAGCTTCTGTACGAGCAGATCCTTCAAGATCTACATAGGTACCATAAGCACCACCCGCTGCCACGACCATCGCGCCATCGTCTTGAACAAGAGGAGCAAAAGACTCGTTGTTACTCTTGTCTTCTTCTTTCTTGCGTTTAAATTCGAATCCAAAAAGACTTGCCATATTATATTATCTCACTTAAAAATGGGGGAGTCGAAGCTCCCCCGGTATTATTAAAGTCCGCCAGCGTTGCCAGTGATTCCACCGGAAACTTCCCAATAGTCGACTGCAAAAGTAACTTGGAATCTTTCGATTTCATTTTGTGATGCCCATGAAAGTGGAATATCACTTACTAACGTTGGATAGATTCCGTTAAACTGATATGTACGAATAGGTACACCTGTCTTTGAATATTGAACGACTTGAGCTTGTGACTTATAAAGTAAAGGAGAAGCAGAACCAAAAGCTCTGATGTTTCCTTGGAAAGTATTGATCTTATTTGACCATTCTTCCATTGCGTTACGAATCAAAAAGTCTTCGTCATTGATGATCGTTACATTCCAATCAGCATATGTGCGATCACCAGCTAGTTTAATCATTCTTCCAAAATATGGAACTTGCACCGTACCAAGCTCTGCCTGTGGAATAGCTGTGGCTTCACACATGAAAGGAACTTTGATATCGGCTACAGAATTTGCAGGATTCTGTATGGTTACTTGAAAGAGCGCTGGACGCGCTCCATCAAATAACATTTGACTTTTAATTTCATTTATATTAAAGGCCATGTAAATTCTCCTCGTTAGTTAAACCTATTTATTAGAACTTGCCAACAACTTCAGAGAATTCGACACCAGTTCTAACTGCTACGAAGTTCAACTGGATGAAGTTGATGCTACGTGCTGGTTTGATGTAGATGTCTCCTACAAATTCGCCGCGATCAATAACTTCACCCGTGTTGTTTGTTTCATCGCAAACAACCTTAAAGTCATAAATGCCGCGCCGACCTTGGACGTCTCTTAGGAAAGGTTCAACTAAGTTTCTGAACTGTGCTCGTGTAAAGTCATCATTGAATTCGAATAAAGTAAACTTCGCAGCTGTTGCGATAGCTTTTTCAAGAACGATGAACAATCGACGGACGTTAATTCGATCAAATGCACTTGGCTTACCAAGAACTGTCTTATCGCCGAATAGCACTGTACCTTGACCTGGGAAAATACAGACTGGATTGATATCGCTCTTATAGAGGATATCGCGATCTGCTTTAGCAGGATTGTAGGCAAGCTTGATGATATTCTTGATTTGACCACGATTGAAACCGGCTGGTGACCACCATGGATCTCGTACGTTATCTGTACGAACAGCAAGACCAGCGATATCGCCATTTAATGGAATCCAACGATATACGTCGTTATATTTGTCATACTGATACTTATAACCAGAATCCATGACAGCATAAGACGTAGATGTTAGGGCATTACGAAAACCTACAACGTCTGTAGCTTCTGTTTTACCAACGTTATTTACGACGTCATCTTTGTCTGGCGAAATAAAGACTACACAATCTTTACGTGATTCTGCAATATTATCAATTAGATAATTTGCCAATTGTGCTGTGTTTGAAGATCCGCGTGATTTACCTTGAAGAATCAATGATACATCGATATCTTCGGCTGATTTGAATAAATCATATCCACGTGTAAGATCGCCGATTGCAACAGTACTTTCATTGGCGCCATCTGAACCAGTTACAAATGATAGAGTTACTGGTTTTGAATTAGCTGAACTTGTAATATTTGTTGCAGTAGCTGTGTCAGAACCTGAACGATGATTAATCCACCAGATATAATTTGAATTCTGATTGATTACTTCTTTGTAATAAAGAGCAGCGCCATCTTCTGTTTTTGCATCTGAAGCTCTTGAAAGACCTCTAAAAGTTTCAAGAATTGTGCCAGGAACACCTGTAAATTTGCCGTCTTCATCAGCAACTACAACATGAACTTCGTCGACAGCAGCGGTATTACCAAATTTCTTGGTGTATACTGATGTACCAGGAGCTTTATCTACGGCATTGTAGTATTCCCAATTTCTTGTAATTGTATTTGAATAGTAGCCACCGGAAAGCGTATAGTTAGAATCTAAATTTACTATAAATGTTGTGTTGCCAGCAGCATATACTGCATTAGCAGCTAGAGCTGTAATGCGAAGATCTTGAGTGCCAAGTGTGGTATTGCCAGCTTTTAGAATACTGCCTACAATAAAAGTATTAGCTACAATGGCTTCTAGGCCATACTGAGCAGAACCAGAACTTGTACCTGTATCCCAACTTCCAGCAGTATTGCCAATAAAAATAGTAGCTTGATTTGAACCTACAGTGAATACGATACCAGCATTTGCAATCTTTGTGCTATCTGCAACATTATAAGATGCATTGTTACCAACAAACATATTCAAGTTAGATCCATATGCATTTACTGAATCGCATACAGAAACTTTAAGTGAATTACCAAGGGCTCCAGGATATTTTGCAGCGTATAGCACGTCTGAATCTGGGTTAGTCAATAGATCATAGTCATCAGAATTCTTGATAAGAATACTATTAGCATAGGCACCAGTATTTGCTACAGCAGTAAGAACACCTGTAACACCAGTAGTATCAGTGGTGTTAGCAGCACGACTTACATATAGCTTGTTACCATATGCAAGGAAATTTGCAGCTGTAAAAAATGTTTCTGGATTAGAACTGTCTGGCTTGCCGAAGCGAGCAGCAAGCTTATCTTCTGAATCTACGAGGATGGCTTTACCGATTGGACCCCAACGGAAAACGCCAGCGATCGCACCTTCTGTGGTGGATACCGCAGGAACTATAGTGGTTAAGTCAATTTCAGATACATTGACTCCAGGGCTGACTTGAAATGGCATGGTTTATTCTCCCTTACGAAAACGTTTAGCAGATTTATATGTATATGCTATGTTCTATTTATTATTTTATGATTTTAATTAGCTAAATACGGATCAAACTGATCGGGAGAAACATCAATCGGCTCATTTCCATAAGACATATAATCTTCATCTACTATGAATGGTAGAAGATCATCTTCCATTGCCGCTTCAACCAGAACCTTATGAACGTCGTTTTCAGACATATCTTTAAAATAAGGTTGGTTGATCAACCACGAGAATAATACTAAACCCATAACAAGGTCGTCGTTTCCATCTTCAGCTTGAAACGTATTTCTCACGCTTACAAATCTGAACAATTCGTTGATGGTATCAAAGTCGCATATCAATAGTTTATCACTTTCTATCAACGTTTTTAGGTTACTACATCCTATACGCTTCACTTGAGTAGTCGTTCTGACGCCCATTTGGGTTCTTGTTCCAAACCCTCCCGTCAATTTTTGTCCAGCCGCTATCGATTTATCAACAGTCAATATGCCTTCATATTCTAAGTCATAGTGTAAGCTATCGACTACTTGTTTTCCAATATCATTGATTTCTACTAGAATCAAAGCTTCATTATAATAAATTCCAATATTTCTTATAACGTCTGGAAAAACGAGAGTATGAATTATATTATTTTTGTACGTAGCTACTTGCATGTATGGAACAGATGTAATGTCAATAACTTGGCATATAGAATAATCTAATCCAGCACCTTGAGCTACGTCGACCGTAATGATATATTTATTACCTTTGACAGGAGCAGTATAGACCTTAAGGTCTGATCCAAAATATGGAACTGTCTTGTGCGGATAAGTGAACACCAATGTCTGTAGTTTTGCTGGATCAATAAGTGTATTTGATGAACCTAAGAACTCGCATCCATATTCCACTCTAAACTGTTGTTCAGAAGTATTACGAATGGTTTCAAGTTTCCATTTCTCATCACGACCAGGAGTATCTGACCAATGGACGTCAATACCATGATAATCGTTCTTATTGTCTTGACTATCTGCCCACAATTTATAAAATAGATTCAAGCCATTAGGAGTAGAAGTAATCAATACTTTTGAAGTAGAACCCGATGAAATCGTAGGATATACTGATGCAAAGAATTGTTCTTGTAAGTTATTTGGAACGAATGCAAACTCATCGAGATAGATCATATTAAAAGATCCACCACGGATAGCTGAAGATGATGTTGCAGACGCTAAAATCTTAGATCCATTTTCAAGTTCAATGTTACCTTTGTTCCACTCAACCACACCTTGCTGTAGCCATTTAGGAAGATGTTCATAGGCAAACTGAATACGAGACAGAATTTCAC